TTTATCTGCTAATTCAGTGATGAGAGGACGTTTAGACGCAAGAAGGACGCTGAAGAGCTTAGTTGCGGATTTGAGGAAGATGAAGAGTTTTGCATGCTGATAAAGATGCAGGCACAACTGTTTGAGGAAATTAAGAAAAGAGAAAGACATCAACCAACTACATAAATGATTGCTCATTGCTATTCCGGTTTGTGAAAATAGGGATGGCACCAAACTCAAAATCATAGAATCATGAAACGAATCAATACAACCACACGCTATCTGCTGCTGATACTGGCAGCAGCCATACTGAACCGGCTGACAGACGGTACAATGAACCTGATTATAACAACCTGCCTCTGCCTGGCACTCATACCTGCTGCAATACGGATGGACAAGGAGGATAAAGAATTCCAGGAATGGATGGATGAAGAAATAAAGAAGCGGGAAGCACAGAAAAAGGAATAAACAACACACGGCTTGCAGAACTTCACACATTCAGGATAACGACTGTAATTTGACATATTGGGCTGTTTTCAATAGGAATTGGGAATATGGTAAAAAGAAGGAGTGAAGCGGCTGCCATCCGGGTTCAAGCCCCGGAGCCGGACTACAATCTTAACGAATTAATCATGGAAATGTACGGAAACACATTATGCGTCAGCTTTACGGAGCTTGTGGGGAGCGGACTTATCAGCCAGCCCACCTATAAGAAATACATTCGTGAAGGCAAGCTAACCCTCCTCCAGAGGGGAGGTAACGGACGCGAGGCCCTGATTGCCTACCGCTCCATGCCGGAACGGCTCCGTGCAGCATACGATGACACATTCAAAAACGCATACGAGGAAATGAAACAGCGTGAGCAGGAAAAGTACATTAACACACAGATCCGGTTCGATGCCGAAGCGGTACGGTTCTTCAAGGAATTTGAGCCACGTATTGATCCGGCCCGTCAGCTGGAATACATTTTGAACGCTCAGGTGATGAACGAAATGCTGCGGACGGAAAAGGCACGCAGTGTGGAACATGCCAAAGGTGGTTTTGCCCGTCGTGCAGAAACATGGAGCAGCGTGCAGATCTGCTGTGAGCGTCTTCGCGAAATCACAGGTCACACACTGCCGAAGAATCCGGCACGCCTGCGCGAAAAGTTTAATGCTTACAAGCGCGAGGGATATGTGGTGCTGGTTAGCGGTAACCTGGGCAATAGTGCGGCACGCCGCATTGGGAAAGCAGAAGGTGCTCTTCTGCTGAAGCTCCGCCGGAGCAAGTTCCCGGTTTACACCGATATGCAGCTCTTTGATGAATATAACCGTCAGGCGGTGCTTCGCGGACTGAAAACCATCAAGAGTCCTACTACGATGCACAGTTACTTGAACGATCCGGCGGTAATGGTTTGGTGGTATGCCGCAGTAAATGGCGAAAGGGAGTTCAAAAACAAGTATATGCCAACCTTCGATACGGTAATGCCGTCCATGCCGAACTCGCTGTGGTACTCAGACGGAACAAAGATAAACCTCTATTATCGTGCGTACGACGAAAGGCAGAAGCGATGGGTGGCACGCACCACGGATGTGTACGAGGTGATGGATGCCTGCACGGAACTGTTCCTCGGCTACTTTATCGGTGACGGCGAAAACTTCTACAACCAGTACATGGCATACCGGATGGCACTCCAGACATGGAAGGTGAAGCCTTATGAGATAGTAACCGATAACCAGGGAGGACACAAGAAGCTGGCTTCGCAGGGATTCTTCAAGAAACTCTGCCATCTTCACAAAACCACGATGCCGCACAACGGCCAGTCCAAATCCATCGAGTCCGCTTTCGGACGGTTCCAGCAGCAGGTTCTTCACAAGCTTTACAACTTCACCGGTCAGAACATCACGGCCAGGAAGCTTTCCAGCCGTGCGAATATCGACCTGGTAATGGCAAACATCGACCTTCTTCCCACGCTGGAGGAACTGAAACAACAGTATGCCGACTGCCGCGAAGAATGGAACTTGATGCAGCATCCTACCAGCCTTACCGGCATGACCCGACTGGAAATGTACACCGCCATCGAGAATCCGAAAGCTCAACCGCTGGATGATTACGAAGCACACGAAATCTTCATGCTGTTCTCTCAGGCTCCGGTGCAATACACCAAGGAGGGTTTCAACTTCCGCATGAACAAGCAGGAATACAGCTACATGGTGTATGGCGACGACGGGCTGATAGATATGAACTTCCACCTGCAGAACGTAGGCCGTCAGTTCCTCTATCGCTACGATCCGGAAGACATGACCCGCATCGAACTTTGGGCGGTGACTGACACGGGAGCCAAGTATGCGGCCATCGCTACACCGAAAGTCACGATCCATCGTGCCACTCAGGAACGCACCGAAGAGGAAAACGCTTATCTGTTTGCCCAACTGGATGCCAACCGTCGCACTCGTGCAGCCATGCACATCGCCCAGGAAGACCTTTTCATGGAGGAAGCCATGGGCGAAGCATACACCCAACTTCGGATACCGCGTCCGGTGGCCGTGAGCGAAAAGCAGCTTGACGGATACCGCGAAGAAATGAAGCGTGGCACACTGGAAGCTCCGGTACCGATGCCCGAAACGGATATTCCGGAAGAGCCTGTACTGGCAGATGAACCGCTGACCTTCGCATCATCAGGAGACTGGACAAAGAAAGTATCGAACCTGACGTTCGATGAACTTGACAGCTTGGGAAAATTCTAACGATTTGATTAAACAATACTTAAATACCTATTAAAACAATGAAAGGATTAACAACAGAAATGAAAGAGCAGGTACGCAGCGCACTGATTGCCTACCGTTCCAATTACCCTACGTTGAACCGTGCCGCAGAAAGTTTGCAGGGTGTAAGTTCGGCCACCGTGAGCCAGCTTTGCAACGGAAAGTATGAACTGATCAGTGATGAAATGTTTATCCGTATCGCTTCGCAGATAGGCTTTGCCTTCGACTCATGGAACCTTCACGAAGGAAAGACTTTCAAGGAAATCACTTTTGCGCTGAGTGACGCACAGGCATACAAGAACGTGACATGGATTGTGGGTGATGCCGGATGCGGAAAAACCACAGCAGCCATTGAATACCGCCGTACGCACCGCAACGTGTTCTACATCCTCTGTTCGGAAGATATGCGACGCTCAGACTTCGTTCGTGAGATAGCCAAACAGGTAGGAGCACCTACCGACACGACCAACCTCCGCGATATGCTGGAGAATGCCATCAGTATGATTTCTTTCCTGGGGAATCCGCTGCTGGTGTTTGATGAAGGCGACAAGCTTACTGACAGCGTGTTCAACTATTTCATCAGCATTTACAACCGTCTGGAAGGACACTCAGGTATCGTGTTTCTCAGTACGGATTACATCAAGCGCCGTATGGAAGCCGGTCTTCGCTACAACAAGAAAGGTTACAAGGAAATAAACAGCCGCATCGGACGCCGTTTCTTCGATGTATCTCCCACAGAACAGAATGACATCTACGCCATCTGTCAGGCTAATAACCTGACCGACCGCGCCGATATCGAAGAGGTGCTGAAAGATGCCAGGCGAAGCGACAACGACCTTCGCCGCGTGAAACGATGCATCCACCGTCAGAAACGTATTATCGAAGCAAGAAGGAAAGGAGGCGGTAATGAATAAAGAGGATACCACACCGCCCCCACAGAAAAAGAAATTCACCTTCGACCGCAACGCGAAAGGGGTTCGTGAGCTTCTTTCCATGAAGTTTGACGTGATGGATTTCGATGGTCCCTGGTACGATGCATTTGGCACTCCGGAACGCCGTGGAGTCTGGATCATCTGGGGAAACTCCGGTAGCGGTAAGACCAGTTTTGCCCTCCAGCTCTGCAAGTATTTGTGCCGTTTTGGCCGTGTGGCATACGACAGCATGGAGGAAGGTGCCTGCCGCACCATGCAGGATGCCATCCGCCGAACCGGGATGATGGAAGTAAACAAAAAGTTCCTGCTGATCGACAACGAGAATATGGATGAACTCAGCATACGACTCCGCCGGCAGAAAAGCCCGGACATCGTGGTTATCGATTCCTTCCAGTACACACGAATGACGTACCGTCAGTACATTGACTTTAAGGAACAACATAAGCGGAAGCTGCTCATCTTCATCAGCCACGCCGAAGGCCAGTTACCCAACGGACGTGCCGCCAAAGGAGTGATGTACGATGCCTCGCTGAAGATCTACGTGGAAGGCTTCAGGGCCTTTTCAAAAGGACGCTTTATCGGTCCCGTAGGACATTACGATATCGTGCCGGAGAAAGCCCGGCAATATTACGGAGAAGAATAATCTTTTCAATTTACAATTCATAATCAGAATACATGAGAACAATGATGAAAGACCGTCCAATCACACCGCAGCAGGTGAAGGCATTGCACGCTCAGTTCCGGAAAATGGGATTTGATGATGATGACCGCCATGGTTTTATCAGTCAGTTCACGGAAGGAAGAACCGACAGCACCGCCGGACTGACGAAGGAAGAAGCAGGGTTGTTACTCACCCGATTCAACCGTGAGGAAGTCGACCGACTACGCAAACAGGCACGTGCCCTGGTGAAACAGATATTTTCTCTGTCGTTCCGTATATCCTGCCTTAACAAGAACTATACGAACGACACGGAAGCAGACTTTGAGATGAACAAAGCGAAGATTAACCAGTTCTGCCGTACACGCAGCAAGTTCCGCAAGAACCTTACTGAAATGTCGCTGGAAGAGCTAAAAGAAGTGAAACGACAGTTTGAGGCAATGGCACGCAAAGAGTGAATAATTAAAAGTTAACAGTTAAAAGTTCAATATGAGAAAGCAGTCAGAAATAAACCGTGCCATCGAGCACTTGAAAGCTTGCAACGATAATGTGAGCCGAATACAGTTGGAAGTGCTGGAGACGAAGCGCAGTGAATCATGGGTATTCAATCGGTATGTGCGCGACGTTCCGGAAGACGAACGCAACGAAACTCTTTTCTATGCCGCACGCGATGCAGCCCAGTTCCTTGCAGGAAAGATTGGTATCAGTTCCATCTGTCCGGATCTGGAAGACGAACCCGAAGAAGAGGAAGATCAGGAGGAAACAATTACACTGAGTCTTTCGGAGTACAAAAAGCTTCTTCTTCGCCTGGATAGAGTGGAACGCAGGTTAGGCCTGAGAGTGGGCGATGTGGCTCCGGCACCACGTAAAGACATATCAGAAGCCCCCGATGAACTCATAGGTCAGGCCGATGCGTGCCGCATGATTGGGTGCGCAAAGACCACCATCAAGCAATGGGCCAACAAAGGACTCATTACCCGCTATCAGAAAGGATACAACGTGTACTACAGCAGACGTGAGTTGCTCGGAAGCCCGGTAGTGAAAGATTACAAAGACAGCAAGAAAAAAGATTAAGCTATGGAACATACAATCGAACAAATTCAGAATGACATTATGAACCGCATGCAGCAGTTTGATTTCGGCGACCGTGTAACGATACTCCGTGAACTGGAAAACTTCTGCGGACAGCAGGCCGACGAAGCTCTGAAGATGGAATATGACATGGCAGCAATGGAGGACGAACTAATTGACAATTGAGAATTGAAATATGGAAAGAAAAGAATGGATCACTGTTCCGGGTTTTCCCGGCTATAAGGTGAACGGAAACCGGGAGATACGCAGTCTGAAAAGAAACAGGGATATCCTGCTGAAGCTACGGGGGCGTGACGGGGCGGTATCAGTGTTCGATGAAGATAAAGTCCGGCATACCTTGACATGGGTACGGTTCTACTTCTGTGCCGTGAGGCAGATAGACCCGCGCAAGCTGGAGCGCAAGGGACTTTTCATCTCCATTCAGGATGGAGCATTCAAGGTGGAGACATTAAGAGAGCGCATCCGCTCGATACAGACCATGCCCTCGTACAGGGACGTGCCCGTTACCATGGAGGAGCTGAAGGAACGTTTTGCGGAATGCATGAGGTTCATGGACATGGTGATGGAGTATTACCGCACCGGCAACGGGGAAAGTCTTACCGCCCTGCTTTACCGAATGGAGGGCGAACTGACGGTATATATGGTAAAGAGCCTGCGACTGTACGACCCTGAAGTCCGTAAAGACATATTCAGTGAGGCAGTAGACACGTTACTCCGTACCCTTGACAAGAGAGACCGTATTATCGCCAATCCGCGTACATTCATGTACAAGGCCGTCAGGAACCTCACAGGCCTGATACGGAAGCAGAAGAACATACAAAGAAAATTGAATGAAAGCTATTTAACCAACATTTAAAAACCGATTAATTATGGCAAAAAGAACCAAGAAAACAGTAATCAGCGGAGTAAGCCGCGAACAGTACGAACAGGCATTTGCAGAATTCGCTATGGCCGACGCAAAGGCCCAGTCACTCACAGCAAAGATGGACCAGGAAATGACGAAGATCCGTGAGAAGTACGCCGACCAGCTGGCAGAACTGAACGAAACGAAAGACCGCACCTTTGAGGTCATGCAGACCTACGCAACTGAGAATAAGGACACGCTTTTCAGCAAAAAGAAAAGTCTGGAATCGGCACACGGTATCATCGGATTCCGCACAGGTAACCCGAAACTGAAGAATCGGAAAGGCTTCACCTGGGCAGCTGTAACCAACCTTTGCAAAGAGTTTCTTCCTGATTATATCCGCACCACGGAGGAACTGGCAAAAGACAAGCTGCTTGCCGACCGTGACGTACCGGAAGTTGCAGAACAGTTTGCCAATATCGGCGTAGAGGTGGTGCAGGATGAATCTTTCTACGTAGAACCCAAAAAGGAAAGCGATGCAGTCCAGACGGCCTAAGTACAGTTATTCCCGCCGTGGAAATCTATGGATCGTATATTGGAATGAATACACTCAGTCCACATGCACAGGCACTCCCGTCGCGGAGTGCCGATCCAAAGAGGAAGCACGGGATAAGGTTTATGAACTTAATGGATGGAAAAATGAAAAGAAAGTCTAAATGCAAATGGTATGCAATATGGACTGTATACTGCATATTGATTATTCCATTGTTAATTGTGGCTATGTTTGCTTACTTTTTAAAGCTTCCATTTGAATTACTGGTTGAAAGGGTAGAAAAAGTAAAATGGTGGCTTGTGAATAGATATAAACCTGATTGATATGGCTGAATTAACCTTTAAAACCAACATCCGGCGCGACAAGTGGCCGTGCTGGATGAAGAAGCTGCACGGATACATGACCCGTGTAACTCAAAACCGGGAACTGGAGCCAACCCGTGATGAATACCTTCGTCTGAAAGTGATCATCGAAGGATGTATTGAGAACCTGAAAAATGAGGGACACACACGCCGGGCGTTGATCCACGTATGGCTGGGAGAAGACGATAACCGGATGTCCCTGATAGTAATGCGAAACAATCTGGTAGTAATATCTTATTTCATCGAATAATGAACAAACGTACACAAATCATGCTGTTCACAGCCTTTTCCCTTGTCATCGGGCCGCTGATCATCCTGGGATTCCTGTTCCGGATCCTTGGAGATCTGCTGGGAATTCTGGGCTGGCTCTGCTGGATGGAACCACGTATGGCGGTTAGGGACTGGAATAAGCTGAAAGATAAAATCAAACTGGCATGGAAAAATTGACAAAAGAAAACAAACTGGGTGAAACGTTCACCTGGAATGGACATACGCTCGAAGTAGCCGAAGTTGAAGATCCGGAAGACCCTTGCAGCGGATGCTGGTTTTTGAACACACCATAAGCTGCTACGGCAACGGACTTAACTGTATGGATGATTCAAGAGAAGACCACACTAACGTAATATTTAAAAACTCAACAAAAACAGAAAAATTATGATGCACAATTGGTTTACATGTAAAATCCGTTTCGAAAAGACATTGGAAAACGGAATGAATAAGAAAGTAACTGAACTTTATCTGGTAGACGCGCTCAGCTTCACCGAAGCCGAAAGCCGTATCATCGAAGAAATGACACCTTTTATCAGTGGTGAGTTCGAGGTGGCTGGAGTTGCAAAAGCGAATTACAATGAACTGTTCCCGTCCGAAGAAGGAGCAGCCGACCGCTGGTTCAAATGTAAACTCTGGTTTATTACACTGGATGAAAAGACCGGAGCAGAAAAGCGTACTGCCAGCAACGTACTTGTACAAGCTTCCGACCTTCGCGACGCCATCAAGAAGCTGGACGAAGGAATGAAAGATACTATGGCTGATTACGTGATAGCTTCCGTATCAGAAACCGCCATCATGGATGTGTACCCATACGAAGCAGAACCTGATGTAAAACCCGAATTTGAAAACGCAGATAAGAGATGAATACAGAGAAGACTTATATCCATCGCCGCGTATGCCTCTGCCGCCAGTGCGGAGGAACCGGCTCAGTAACCGTATATGCAGAGAAAGATGTGCGTAGGGAATATCCCCAGCAGAAAGTATGTCCGCAATGCCAGGGAAGCGGACGCATCTGGCTCAGCGGAACAGTAATCAAACAGATTGAACCCTATGCAGAACCAGAACCTTAATCTGTTCAAGCCTCGCAGGGTGGCAGCCAAAGTCCATTACAGCGCAATCAATCAGTTCATGTTTGTATGGATCAAGCACAGCCGCCCATGCGACTTGAAGGTGCAGCGTTCGAAGCAGAGCCCGGAATACCTGGGCATCTGCTTCGATGTGGAAAACAACGATACAATCGACATGATGTGTGATTTAAAAACAAGTCTGAAAATTGAGATTATAGACCTTTGATAACCACTATCCCGGTGCGGCCTGACCACCTATCCGGGAACAAATTTCGGGATATTCCGAAAAAAAATCGGGCAAGCGTGCTTGGATAATAAAAAAGAATTTGCATATTTGCGGTGCTCTAAGATTTTTGAATAACAACAAGGACAGCGAGTTCTGTCCGATTGCACTGCATCCGGGCATTTTTTATGCCTGTATGCAAACCGTCTATAAGATGGCGGCATCCAACCCCGCGCATACGTTGTAATGGCGTAGGCAAGTCCTTGTTGTATGGTCTTAGAGCGGCGGGTAGTGGATGCCGTTCTTTTTTATCATCCACACAAATGCTCATTAAAAATACAACATTATGTGTAACAAGAAAAATGAAGCCCCGATGACCGGGCAGGTTGAAGTGTTCAACTTCAGCCAAGAGAAAGCACCAATTCGTGTGCAGTTAATCAACAGTGAACCGTGGTTTGTGGCAAAAGATGTGTGTGAAGTGCTTGGCATAGCGAATCACAAAGATGCTGCGTCACGTCTTGATGAAGATGAACGGCGTGGGGTCGGCATTACCGACCCCATCGGAAGACCACAAACAGTCACAGCAGTTTCCGAGAGTGGTTTGTACTCTTTGGTATTCCAGAGCCGCAAGGCAGAGGCGAAGAAGTTCCGCAAATGGGTAACGAGTGAGGTGTTGCCGTCCATCCGCAAGAAAGGATATTACGGTATATACAAGCCGAAAACAGATTTCATCGACGCACGAGATATTCCCTACGAAACACGTATGTTCAATAACAGTCCAGTACGTTGCGTAACCATAGATAATGAAACGTGGTATAGCATGAACGACCTGCATGCGGCAATGGGAAGCCGTACCGAAAGTACACAAGCTGCCAAGAAGCTTAACGCCAAACAAACATTAGCAAAGAAAATCCTTCTTTTTGGGGCAAACAATCCCGGATGGTTTGTAATGACACGCGGAGCAATGCTTCTGCTTAGTGCAAGCCGTAAAATGAACAACGTGAAACAGATGGAACTTGAATTTAAGGAGGACTGACCTATGGCGACGAAATTCAATTATGAACAATGGGAACAGTATCTGAAGATAGCAGATTTTGAAGAAACAGTAGATTCGCTGGATAATATCCTTTTTACCGCAGTCATGAGATTGCTTGACACGGATGCCGGATGTCCGGTGGAACAAGACCAGACCGATGTGTCGAATGTACGTTTCCTGCTGGAAAGCCTTCGCAAGTGCATCAGACAATAATACAGAAAAATCCCCGACACCGAAACCGATGCCGGGGATTTCTGTTTCATGGAAGTCTGATTCTAGGAAACGTGTCAGAATCACGTGACAAAATTTCCAAATCTCGTTTATTTTTAGTTTATTTGTAGCGGACTTCTAAAAGGAAAGAAATGGAAGAGAAACTGATTGAGATGATTGCGGAGAACCTTGGCGCGGCATACGTGGTAGGAATCATAGCCATCGCTCTGCTGATATTCGTGATATGGTGGGCGCGTGGTGTCTATGAGCGGGTATGCCGTATGGACAGCCTGCCCTGCGACAACCATTCCAGGAAGATGGAAGAACAAGACAGAAGACGGGAGGAAACGGAACGGAGCATCGTCCGCATAGATACGTCGCTCGCCTATATGCAGAAAAGTTTGGACGCACTTGTGCAGTCGCTGCAAGGCGGACAGAAAGGCTCACCGGATCCTTATACACAAGCGCACAGCCCCTTGTCGCTGACTTCGCTTGGCGAAGAGATGACAGTCAGAATGGGTGTGAGGGACATGTTGCTGAAAAACTGGCCGGGCATCCGCCGACTGATTTCCGACCATGCGGCATCAAAGAATCCTTATGACATACAACAGTTCTGTCTGGAGCAGGCAATTGTCTTCCCCGAAAAGTTTCTGAATCCGGAAGACCTTGACCGTCTAAAGACGGACGCTTTTCAAAAAGGACTTACTTTGACACCCTATATGCGTGCAGTGGCTGTACTGGTACGTGACAAGTATTTTAAGGAAAACGGCATAGACGTAAAAGAAGTGGACGCTTCCGACCCCGCACTGCAGGGGAAATAAGAAATTGCTACAGAACAATCCCCGGCACCGAAAACCGATGCCGGGGATTGCTGTCTGTGTATGGTATCATTCTCCCGGTTCACCCAGGAACTCTACGAAGGCGGCATGTTGCAGGGGAGTCAGTGCGCGCTGTCCTTTCTGGTAGTGCAGTTCGGTTAGACGCTGCTGAAGTTCAGAGTTGAGATTCACCCAGCGGCGAAGTTGGGAAACGGCACTTCGCGGGGTGCTGTGAGGAAAATAGAGCAGGGCCAGATCGGTCAGGTAAATGGCATTCATGGGTCGCTTGTGTTGTTTTTAAGAGTTAATGAATCGACTATAAAGTTACTAAATTCAAATGAAAAAACTACCCCGTAGTAAATTATTAATTACCGCAGGGTAGTTGGATCACTACCTGGCAGTAATGTCGCAGTCACTGCCGGGTAGTCGGTGATCAGGCTCCCAGACCGCCTTCTTCCTCTTCCGCAGCCGGAGCATTCAGCGGCTTCACTTTGTGAAACGTCAGGTTGTCAAGGCTGAGCTGACCGCGAAGACCGATACCGGGACGGAACTGAAGCGATACCTTCCGGATGTTGGCGGTGCTGAATTCTTCTTCAGCTTCTGCGCCATCGCTGGAGATTTGCGCCTGGAAGCTGCCCAGATTTTCCAGTTTCACAATTTCACCCTTGGAAATATGCTTGTTGATCTGTTTCACCAGGGCACGGATCACGTTCAGCACGTCTCCGTCGGTGAGGGTAGTGGAATACGAGATTTCTTCGGCCAGTTCGTTGATGTCAACGCTTCCGGATGCCTGTGCCTTCGCATAATACTTTGCCGGTGCCCCCTTGTCATTGGGGTTTTTCATCTGTGCAATGCTGTAATTGATAGCCATAGTCAGTAATGTTTTTGAGGGTTGATAAATCAGTTGTTTCTGTCATGACGCTGTAAAATTACGGCAGGCAGCGGCAGTCCTGTCGTCCAAAGTGCCGGAAGAGGTGATTCAAGGCATAAAGTGTTGATTTTTGTGCGGTTTTTTGTATCTTTGCGAATATATAAATGGATATTGACATGCCTAAAGGAAGGGACTCAGAATTAATAGCGATGCGAAATGAAGAATTGCTCCGCAGATATTACTACTGGACGGAGATAAAACGTCTGCGCTTTGACGATACCTTTCATCAGTTGTCTACCAGAGAATTTTTCATAAGCGAGGAAAGAATACGTACTATCGTGAACCAGAATTACGAATTTCTCCAGGAACTGGATCGCGAATACCGTTCGGGTAAAAACATGGAAGAGAAGCCGCCCATGCCTTCCAAGAGAAAGCGCGGACGGCAGGCCGGTGTGAAATACGGCAAGCGTGTGTCTGTCATACCTGAGTAGCGTCGTCTATCATGCGGCACTCATAGTTCAATTCATACACTTTTATTCCTTTTGTCATCGTCTGGCTACGGCTGGTCTTGCGGTCAAGCGGTGAAGATGAATGCATGGGCATCCATCCCTGCAGTAGCGAATGAAGCTCGTGCACCTTGTCCGCACGTTCCTGAGCCTTGTCGGCTGTTCCGCTGGTGAAATGCGTATCGTCGTAACAGTCTATTGCCAGTTTCACGTTGACGGTTACCGTGCCCGACTGTACTTTACTGAAAGCTCCTCCCATGGTAGTCCATGAGGTTTCAGGTATGTCTATCAGCACAAGAGGGAAGGTGAGCGGATAGGTGTCGGAGTCTTCGTCGTCGCGGTAAAGCATTTCAAGCTGTCCGTAGTCTTCGTCTACGTTTCTGTCGAGCCATTCAATCTTGTCCGCCACAAGCTGCTGTATCTGGTTGAATAAAGTTTCCATGTAATTCAATGAATAATTAATAGTTAATAATTAAAATCACTTCAGGCTTCCGAGCTTTGTTTCCATTACTTTGAGCAGTTCCTTTTCGGCTTCTTCCTGTAGCTTTTCGGTCAGTTCCTTGCTTTGTCCGAGGAACCTTCGCTGTGGTATTTGTGCGGTTACGTTGAGCCTTGACTTCCTGCTCAGGGCAATGGCTTTCCACATACGGGCTTCAGGAGGTGCCGAAGCGTCTTTCTTCTTTCGGGTTTTCGAGGAAGTTCCACGCCGGATGCCTGCCGCCTTGAAATACCGTGCCCATGCCATTTTCCGGAGCTTGGGCGTGATGCGTGGATGGGTGCTGACGGTTCCTCCTTCATTGTGTATTGCGGCGTATTCTACGGGGTTAAATATGGTCACTTTCCCTTTTTCCGTTCGAAAGTCATTGGCTCCCATAAGTCTCTTTCGTCCGCTAAGCAGAGGGCCGTAACGGTCGGAAGCTTTCTTGCTTCCCGACTGCTGCCGTCGGGTCGGCTTCCATGGCTGGAGTCCTCCGTTGCGGAAACCTCCGTCACGGAAGTTCTGGCGTGTATGGTTTACGGCCAGCACTCCCGCCTTCCGTGGAAGCGTGTCGCTGATGGTTTTCTGCAAGTCTTGCTCCAGCAGTTTCAGTATCTTTTTAAAATCGGAAGTATTCATTACAATTAGTCTTATATTCGTTTGACAATAAATTTAAAATAGCTATATTTGCATTGGTTCATTCCCAGATGGTTCGCCCTCGGGTTTGGACCCCCTTCCGGCAGGTCTGATTCATTTCAGGTCTGCCGGTCGTATTTTAAATCCGTTGCCCAAAATCTCCTCACGGCTGAGACGTATATCCTTTCCATCTCTTACTATAGTGATGTGGGATATGTTTTGCGAACGTTTCACACGGGAACGTATGGCTGCGGCCAGGTTTTCCAGCGATATGTCTGAATCAATCCACAGCACAATATCATCAGCCTGCTTCTTCGCATCTCTCAGCAGGTTGTCAATAGAACTTTTTGTAGGGGTGACATTCATCTTGTATTCCTGCTCCACCTCCAGCGTGCGGTTATAACTGTCGGCACTTTTCCGGTTCTGCGGATTGTCCAGCAAATCTATTTCGTAATCATGCTTTTCGGCAAGGTAGGTTCCGATGCGGATGTTCTCGTCGCGCTCATGCTTTCCGTGTCCGTCATGTATCCGAAGTTTTCCAGATCTGGTGGGAATAACCGTATAGTGTATCATCTTTTCCACCGCTTTCTCTGCTCCCGGATAAGTATTTTCGTAATACGGATGAGTATGGCTGAACAGTTCCGGATCCAGTCCCGGGTTGTTCTCCAGTCCGGGCGAAGGCTTGTAGTCCACCTCAGGGATGATTCCCGTGACGGGGTCGTCCGTCTCCTCCAGATCACACTTGCATCCCCACCGGTCGTGCGGATGGTGGTTTTTCCAGAAGGGGTGTGTCTTTGGAAGCGTCAGCCCGATTCGCCAGTATTCCATGTGGAATACGTCAGGATCAGCACTCGTAGTGGGCATCCATTTCAGGTTGGGCAGGATGTCGGCATTACGTGAGAAACGTTTCCAGTCGGCGGCATAGCGGGCACGGAGTACGGCTGTGTCGTATTCTGTACGTAGCCAGTGGTTGTTGTAGGTGCCGATGACAGACTCAGCATCTTCCTGGAAGCGCCGGAACTCCTTCAGCTTTCCGTTTTCATCAAGCAGCTGCGAAGCGATGTCGTTCTGCATGCGGTGTGTGCGGAAGGCGGCAAACACGTCGGCATCGTCTTTCAGTGCCTGACGGAAAAGGGTGTCGGCATCATCTACATCCTCTATGGGGTATCCTTCCTGAAGCGCACGTTCAAAGGTGTCGCGTGCGGCTTCGTAGAGTTCCGGATAGATTTCGTCCTCCACGTTGAACTTGCGGGCAAAGATGTCGGCCAGCAGACGTGCCATCAGTTCCGGAGTGAATGAGGCGGAAACGGATGCTTCATTCCTGGGATTAGCATGATGACAGCAGGAACAGGTCTGTCCGTACAGCTCATTCATTACCATCTTAAAGCCCCGTTTTTCGGGGCGCGGACGAAAAAACGGCGGATGTGGTTGTAGAATCTGGTTAAATAGTTTTTACTTTCCGTTTGAGAATCGTTTAAATCCTTCCGTTTCTCTTCTTTTCTTTGTGCCGTTTTGCTGTCAGGCGTGTCTTTCTTATCAGGTACTACGGCATTCCGTTTTTCCTGCTGTTCGGCTTTCAGCAAGTCGTAATTCTCAGGCTTGGGTATTCCGGTAAGTTCGTAGAACGTGTCGTCGGATACGGGTGTGCCTGCGTTTCGCATCTTGGTTATCACGTCGGCAATGACCGTGATGTTTGTTTCTTTCGGTTCTACGTACACGAATTCTCCTCCGCGTGTGTTGTATCCCATGCTTTCGAAGATGTCCGTCATGTCGTAGTTCAGCACGTTCAGGATAAGCTGGCGGTCGGATTCATTGATTTTCTTTTCTCCTTTCTCCTGCACGGTTCCCAGCGACTGGGTGCCACGTTCGGAGGCTTCGGTGGTAAGCGTATTGCCCAGAAATATTTTGCTTATCTCATTGTTGCACCGCTCATACAGCTTGTCATACAGGTCGGATGAACCGCTTTTACTGGCACTTTCCAGCAGCTTCAGCTCACTGCCTTTCGGGTGGATGAAGCATGCGGCTGCTCCCTGCTCGTTCATGTCGTCAAGAATTTGCAGGCGTGCCTCTTCATCTTCCGCATCGTAGGTATATTCGCGTATGGGCATTCCGAATATTTCACAGAACTGTGCCCAGTCGGCCATGTCGTTACGCTTGAAGATGACGTAGGGTGCAGCGTTGGCCAGTTTTCCCAATGCACGCGGCTTCCCCACAAAAAGCACATCGCGGAAGTCAGTCCAGGGAGTTCCGGCAATATCGCTCTGACGGTGAAGAATAAGCCCGCGAACCGGATCAACATTCTTTCTGGGTATCAGTTCGTAATTAATCCATCCGCTTTTGTCGCGGTAGAACTGGAAAAGAGAGAAGCCCCATAATACGGAGTCTACCAGGTCTTCGATGAAATGGAAAAACCAGGGTGAACGCAGCATCACGTTGATTTCCTCGTCAGGCTTTCCGTTACGCCGGAACTCTATCTGAATGTTTCGTGCCGAAGCGATTCGCTTGTCACGCACACTGCTCAGGTGTCCGTCAATCAGGATGTCTTCGTACATGTCGTACAGGCGTACGCGGTTGGTGAAGTCTACGTTTTCGGCCCCGCGTATGCCGCTCATGTATTTCTGCATGTCGAGGAAAAAACGTTGCGGCTGGGTAATGATGACCGTTCGTGCCGGACTTCCCTGCGGATTGATGTTTCCGCCTATGGTTATTTTTTTCTTCTTGCTCATATCAGTATCGGGTGTTTCTTCGTGGATAACTTCGCATCTGGAATGCGGAATTTAACTTCGTGGAATCTTCGTCGAGTGCCGGCAGTCCTTCCACGCTTATCTCAAATTTTGACACGCCTTTCAGCCATTCCAGGCTTCGCTCGTAACGGTCTATCCGTATCTTGGAAATCTTCTGCGGATTGTGTATGCAGAATACGTGATACAGCGTGATGTCTTTGGCGTACATCAGTACAAGCGGATGGCGTTCGGAACCGGTGGCTGCAAAAATCTTGTCGCAGTCAAACCGTGAAGACAGGTATCCGCGCATTTCGGCGATGGCCTGGTCTTCGCATACTTCAAGAAGTGATTCGTCTTCACGTATGAGCGCATCGAGTATTTCACGGTGTATGGATGCGTCGTAATCTTCCGGGTTGATAAACTGGCTCATGTTCTGTATTTGTTTTTTTGCCGGATGGTGGTCCGGCTTACGGTTATTGTTTTTTGTAAGGATGCATTCTTGCGGTCGATGGCCCGGTTTCCTCCCTGTATGCAGTCGGGACCGTCGGCAGGATAAGGAAGCGTCATTTCAAAGAGGTCAAACTGGTTGATCAGTTCCTTCATGTGCGGATTGTCTTTTTCAGCCTCATTGAATATCAGCATTCCTTCACGATCCAGTGGTTCCAGGTCGGCTTCTATACGGGTAGCCTTGTCGGTCTTCTTGTCTTCATCCGGCTTGATGGAAAGCTGTTCGTTCCTCTTTCTGCGGATTCGTGCCAGGTGTCGTTTCAGTACCTGCTGGAAAAACGGGTCCTGAAGCTTGTTGTTCTCTACCATGCAGTAAAGGTTGGTCTTTCCGCCTACATATTCATTCAACAGGAAGAACCAGTTGATGAATTCTTCGTTTGTGGTATGGTCCAGAAAACCTTTAATGACATAAAGCACGCCCTGAATTTTGCCAAGCAGCCATACGGCCTTGAAGCTGGCACCTTTTTTCTTGCTTTCTCCCGGAGCAGGGTCGCCATACGCCATGAGGAATTTGAATTTACGCAAAGGAGGAACCTTACCGAAAGCCAGTTTGGTAAATACGCTTCCTCCGGTGAGCGGGTTGTTGAAATACTCCTTCTGCTGTGCCTTTGTGCTGATTTTGGCCAGCACCTGGTCAATCTGTTCCTCACTGTTCTTGGCTGGCCACGTGGAATGTCCTTCCTTGTCGCGTATGTTAATCACGTCCCAGTGGTCGGCCTGCTTTCCGGCACGGGTGATGCAGCAGTCGCGTGCAATGATGTTTCCGCAGAAGATTATCAGTGTGGGTATGGCCGTATCACGTGTTCCGTACAATGCTTCTTCCCACCATCCCCACATCTTGTTTACCGTGTCAGGATTACGGCATGCTTCGTCTGTATCGAAGTCATCCACCAGCAGCACGTCGGGTCGGTCGGCCTCGTTACGGCTACCACGCGGGGCACTTCCTGCACCTACGGCACGAAACGCACATCCTCCTTTCGTAATGAACTCCTCTTCACTCCAGTTTCCAAGGTTCAGCTGTGTGCCGTAATAAGCCTTGATAAGTCCGTTCCGTTCAAACTGCTTCCGGTATGGGTCAAGCAGACGGACGGCACTGTCTTTCGTGGCCGATGCCATGATGACATTCCGTTTTCTTCCCGTAAGCACCAGGAACATGACAATGAACATCACGCAGGTACTCTTGGCCAGCGAACGCGCCCACGAAAGTACCTCAAACCATTCATCGTGTTCGATGCAGCGCATGATGGCCTTAATCTGGAACGGGGCAAAGTCGAACTTGCAGAACTCCGGGAAGAAGAAACGTATCCACTCCAGCGGACGCTTTTCGAGCAATGCCTTGTGCCGTTCTATTTCGGCCCGGCTCTTGTTTACTATTACGACTCCCTTTCTGAGAGAATCCTGCTTGTAATCTTCCCAGATACGGAGTGCTTCTCTGTCCTGCTGTTTCATAGGTTATCCTTGATAAACTGGTCAAACAATCGGATAAACGTCTTTGTCATATCCGGGTCCTGCGGGCGGAGCCAGTCGGAAAACCGCATCCCCACACTGATAATGTCACTGATCCCCACATCGCTTTCCAGCTTCTTGATGGTGGCCGCGAGTTTTCCCAGCGTGTCGGCTTCAGACGGAGTGGCATATCGCTTTCCTTCTTCACGGCTCTGTATGGCCTTGTTTATTTCGGCCACCTGCCGGTGAAGTGCGGAAATCTGCTGTTCGCGTGTCAGCGTCATGCCAATCTTCATCTCCTCCCATTTTTCCGAGTTGATCCATCGGGAAAGTGTCTGGCGTGAAACGCCTGTCTTTTCTGCTATTTCCTGCTGAGTAAGGTTCTCTTTCAGGTAAAGCATGCGTGCATATTCCTTTTTTTGCGTGTTTGTCAATTCTGCCATGTCTTTTATATCTTATTTTGTGTTTTGCAAATTTCGCCCATAAATACATCATTCACAATACGTTATTTTTATGATAACGTATTAAATCCTCATGATGACGTTTTAAAATATCATCATAAAATATCCGTCTTGACACGACTTCTTTTTCTTCCCAACTTTGCATCAGAACAGCAATAAAAGCAAAATGAACAAACGATTTTTCAATATGATACCTTCGCCCGATGTGGCGTGTATTCTTCTGTATGGAGAAGTAGGCGACAAGTGGGACGGTGTGACCGATGCGGACATCGTCCGTGAGCTTCGCGACTATGAATCATTGTACGGTAAGATTGATGTGCGCATCAACAGCATTGGGGGAAGCGTATATGCCGGAATCGCAATCTTCAACGCGCTTCGTGAAAGCAAGGCAGACATTACCATTTACGTGGACGGGGTGGCCGCCAGCATTGCAAGCGTGATTGCCATGTGCGGAAAGCCGGTGTACATGAGCCAGTACGCACGTCTGATGATTCACAATGTGCAGGGAGGATGCTGGGGTAACAAGGAGGAACTGAAGCAGACCATGGAACACATTGAGCAGTTGGAGGAGACACTGGCAGACATCTATTCTTCGAAGACCGGAACGGACCGAGAAGAAATAAAGAAGACTTACTTCGACGGTAAAGACCACTGGCTTACGGCCAAGGAGGCAAAGGATATGGGATTCGTGGACGGAATCTATGACGTGGAAGAAGCAGAACGCCAGGACGTGGAAAGTCCAGACAACGTGTACAAACTCTTTATGAACAGAATGAAAAATAACCCATTAAACAACGATAAAGCAATGTTTGACGAACTGAAGAAACGTCCCTTGTTTGCCAACTGTGCAGATTCTGCCTCTGCACTGGCCGTAATCGGGACACTGGAAAACAAAGCAGGGAAATATGACACCCTGAAGGCGGAAAACGACACACTGCGACAGAAGCTGAAAGGATTTGAGGATGCGGCAGCAGAAGCACGAAAGAAAGAAATCGACACGATGCTGGAAAACGCGGTAAAAGAGGAACGTATCCGCCCGGCAGACAAGGACACATATCGTGCCTTGCTGGAGAAAGACTTTGAAAATGCATCGAAGATTCTGGAAGGTTTTCCCCGGAAAAAGATGATTTCCGACGGACTGGAAAAGGACGACCCCGAAAACAAAGGTGCATGGGAAAAGGAACAGGAAAACATCCGTGAAAGACGTTACGGAAAGAAGTAGTAAATAACAATTAATCAAAACAAAACATGGCAATTCAGATTCAAAACACAGCCTATGACGGTGAGGTTCTTGAGAGACTGCTCACCAAGGCGGCTACCGGAAATGAACTTGTACAGAAAGGACTGATCAAGCTTGTTCCGAATATCCGCAAGAAATACTCCATTCCCCGACTGAAGACGGGAACCATGTTGCAGAAACGCAAGGAAATGCCTGAATCGAAGGATTCCAAGGGTGATTTCAATTATTCGGAGAAAGCTCTTGTTCCGCATGACTTTATGGCTTATACGGAATTTAACCCGAGAGCTTTTGAGGAAATCTGGCGCAAATATCAGCCGAAAGGAAACATGGTGTTCGACCAGCTTCCTCCTGAAGTGCAGAACCAGTTGCTGGATGCGATGTCCCGTCAGGTTAACTTCGAGCTGGGGTACCACTTCGTTAACGGTATTTATAAAGACGATGACGAAGACGATGATCATCTGTTCAACGGTATCCTGACTCAGATTATGGCCGACAGTGAAGTGATTCACGTGAAGTCTTCTTCTGCTGAGTCAATGATTACCCGTTTGCAGAAAGTGCGCAAGGCTACTCCTCAGGTGCTCCGCAACAACCCGAATTTCGTTTATATGATGTCTGTAGACGATGCAGACCGTTACGATGACGAACTGACACAACGCGATGCCAAGGGTGCCAACTGGACGGATACGAACGCCGTACGCTTTAAAGGTACAAACATTGTTCCGCTGGCTGCCATTCCGGACGGTGTGATTATCGGTACCGTAGCCACTCCGGACGAAGACTCCAACACTTGGGGTGCAGTGAACCTGGTAGACGATTTCAACGTGATCCAGATTGACAAGGTGACCAACGCCGGTGAGAAGTATTTCTTCAAGATGCTTATGATGGCAGATACCAACGTGGCTTTCGGCGAAGAAGTAGTATTGCTGGATGTGCGTGAAGCTGCTGCTGTATCGGCTTCAGGAACCAGCATTACGCTGACAGCTCAGGCAAGCAAGGTTTCTCTTGATCCTGATTCAGACAGTAAGGCATATACTATTTCAGGAGATGACATTCTGATGGGGGCCATGCTGGAAATTACGAATACTCATGCAAGCAACAAGCTTACGGTCAACTCGATTGAAGTTGCTGCTGGTGCTACCAAGAAAATCTACTACAGCGGAAAGTCCTGGTTTGATGCCAAAGAAGTAGACGTAAAGATTACGGAGGTATCTCCTCAGCAAGTGCAGGTAGTGGGCACCGTGGAAACGACAACCAAAGAGCAGGCATAAGGAGGAATGAGGTATGAAACACTTTACAATGGGTGAACTTTGTGCCAGTACCACTGCCGACGCTCATGGAATCAAGAATACACCGCCTCTTCAGGAGGCGGGTAATCTGAAAGCTCTTGCCGACAATGTGCTTGACCCTCTTCGTGAATGGTACGGAAAACCTATTACCGTCAATTCAGGGTACCGTTGTCCGCAACTGAACCGGCTGGTAGGAGGTGCGGCAAGCAGCCAGCATCTGAAAGGAGAAGCTGCCGACATTACAGCAGGAAGCAAGGAAGAAAACCGTAAACTCTTTGATTACATCAAAAGCCATCTTCCTTTTGACCAGCTTATCGACGAAAAGAATTATTCCTGGGTGCATGTGTCTTACAAGCGCGACGGAAACAACAGAAAACAGATTTTAAAACTTTAAAGCACAACAAAATGAAACGGATTATCTTATTTTTCAGCCTATGCCTGATTACACTGGCTTCATTTGCGCAGACCGTACTTCCGGCTGCAGAACCTGAAGCATCGTTCCTTATCGACCTGGGAAGCTTTACCGGAATTGTAGCCCTGGTTTCTACCTTGGTGACACAGATTCTGAAGGTTGTTCCGGCTATTTCCGCAAGCAAGCTGGCTAAAATTTTGATTTCATGCGGTGTGGGCATGGTAGTATGTATTATTGCATGGCTGTTGCAACTCACTCCGTTACTTACAGGCTATATCTGGTGGCAGGTGCTGATATACGGACTGGCGGCCGGACTCAGCGGATGCGGATTCTATGATGTGATTAAGGCTATCGGAGCACTGTTTAAGAAAGAGTAGAGCATTATGGATTGGACCCTGTTACAGTCACTATGGGACTGGCTTCTTCCTGCCGGATGGCTGGCTACTGCCATTGCCTGGTGGCGTGACAGGAAGGTGTATCAAGTCCGTGCGGTAAAGGAAACCGAAGGTACTTACAAGACTCTTTACGATGACCTCAGTGCCACGGTATTGGAAATTAGCAAACAATTACGAAAACAAAACGAAAGAAATATCAATCATGAAACGGCTTTACGCAAATTACATACTTGCAAGTATGCTGACCGCTGTCCTGTCATTATCTTCCTGCGCCAGCAGCAGAAAGGCCAGCTCGGGAACCGTCCGCTCGGACAGCCTCCGAACGAGCGTAACCGAGCAAACAACTTACGAGCCGGTCCCGAAGAGGACGGCGACCTGCTCGGTGAGTGCGGAGCAGTGGTTGAACCTGAGTAAGCTTCCTGCCGGATTCGGGCTGAGCTATCGGAACGACGGTCTGAGTATTGACATACAATCGGACGGAGAAGGTGGCGTGAACGTCACGGCAACAGCCGACAGCACAGGAAGACAGGTGACCGTGACTCGTACGGAAACCGACCACCGCATCCGTGATGAAACTGTGAACAGTGAAGTAAAGGAAACACGCCCCGCAGCCCAAGGATGGCTGACAGGAACAGCCCTGACCCTGCTGGGGATTTTCCTTATCTGGCAACTGATTAAATATCATTTAAGCAAACATTAAAAACGACAAAATTATGGCAGATAAAAGCAACGGACTGATGTATGGTGTGGCCGCCGTAAAGTTCAAGACACCGGAAGGCGAGGAAAAGACGTTGGGCTGGCTGGATGAAAACGGGATGCAGCCGGCAGGAAATGCGCCTACCTTTATGGATGTGAATGCCGCACAGGTAACAGACGGACCCGTAGACAGCATTATGACCAATCCGGGAAGCGATGCATTCACGATGAACCTCATCAAGCTGGATGCACAAAGCATGGTCGATGTATTCGGTGGAAAGAAAGAAAAGGATGATTCTTATACTCCTCCGGTTAAGTTTGTAGCAAACGGTGTGCTGACAATATCCATGCATTCCGGACACAGCTTCCGCATATTCAATGCCCGTCTGAGCCGTAACGGCTTCCAGAACGGAATCAATATGCAGAATGTACTGGCAATGGGTATCCGTGTGGACATGCTGAAACCTACAGACGGAAAGGAAAGACGCTACCGTACTTATCCTCCCGGTGTAACCCCGGATGAAAGTGATGCAACCGCAGATGCAGCAGGATGATGAAGACACAGGATATAGAACTGCTGGCAGGCATCTCCCTCAGTGACGGGGGAATCAGCCTGCCGCTTCATACGGTACTGAGGAAACGTCCGTTCCGCATTACGATGAAGACACCTACCACACGCAGTCTGATACGAATCAGCAAGCGTTATCTCCGAATCGGGGTGACTCCGGAAGAATATGACGCATACGACCTGGACCAGCGTATCCGGTTTGTCTTCCTGCATGGAAAGGACATCAGCCGCATTGTAGCATACGGAATTGTGAGAGGGCCTGTACTGGGAAGAGTGCTGAACCGCATGGTGGCATGGATGCTTCGGGAACTGATGACACCCGACGAACTTGCATCAGCCTGGCGACAGGTGCTGAACAGTACATCTACCACGTCTTTCGGGATTATTATCGCATCGGCAGCAGCTCTGAACAAGATGCAGCCCTTAGCGAGCCGGAACGAGAGCGCAAACGACAAGAGGAGTTAAAGAAGGGACATACGGAACCTTCGCATAGCCTTTTCGGCGTAGTAGGTCAGCTGGCCACGGAAACAGGATGGAGCATTGACTACATTCTGGACAAAGTGAATGTAGTTACCCTTCAGCTCATGATGGCAGACATGCCTCACTGGGTTCCACCGCAAAAGCCGGACATGATGCAGCAGATCCGTGAAATGGAGGAACGGGAGAAACAAAGAAACAGTCACAAACAAACAGATAACAAGAACACGACAAAGGGGATGAACCCGATGGATTTCTTCACAAAATACGCAGTAAAAGATTAAGGATATGGCAGTACCTGTACAGCTTGAAATATTCATGAAGGACCTTACCAAAGCCGGACTACAGAGCGTGGGTAAGAATGTGGATGATGTGGAAAATCAGACTCTGCAACTGATTGAAGCATTGAAGCAGGTACGTGCCGAACAAATCAAACAGCTTGAAGCGAACAAGCAAGCCGGGAAAAGCTATACGCAGGAAGCGGCCAACGTACAGGCTTTGACGGGGCAGATCAACGGATTGAAGACAGGTCTGAAAGACTTGCAGAAAACGAAAGAGGAAACCGCAAAAACGCAGGCCATTGACATCGACACCGAAGCCGTAACCCGTAAGACAAACAACCTGAAGATGCAGTTCAGCTAGGTAGCAAGAGAACTGCCATCTTTGGCCATGGGTCCGCAGATGTTTATCCTCGCTATTTCCAACAACCTTCCTATGCTGGCGGATGCAATATCTGATGTGCGGAAACAGAACGAACTTCTGGCCGCATCCGGACAAAAGGGTGTGCCGGTATGGAAACAATTGGCAAGCTCCTTATTCAGCACTCAGACAGCACTTGTGGCAGCTATTTCACTAGGTGTTGTTTTTGCAAAGGATATTGCAAGCTGGGTAAAAGAGCTTATCAACGGGAAAAAAGCTATTGACAACAACAAAGAGGCTCTGGAAAACTATAAAAAGGCCATGCTTGAGTCTCAGCAGACTGCACAGAATGAAACAGTACAGCTCAATTTACTATATAAGGCTGCAGTAGACAGTTCCAAAGGTATGAATGAACGTATTTCAGCTGTAAAGGAACTGAAAAAAGAATATCCTCAATACTTTAAGAATCTTTCGGATGAAGAGATCTTAGTGGGAAAGGCTGCTGACAAATATAACGAACTGGCTACGGCTATTATGGCTTCAGCAAAAGCGCAGGCAGCCAAAGAAACATTGATAAAAAACAGCAAGGAGATCCTTGATCTGGAAACAAAAATAACGGAAGAATACAAGAAGCAGGAACTGAATGAAATTAAAAGAACTGAGGCTGTAGGTAAGCTGAAAGAAGGACAAAAACAAACATTTCTTCCTGTTAGTAACGATGTGATCGATGCAACCAACCGTAATTATGACCGAAAGTTTAAAGAGAGCGAGGAAAAGATTACCGAATGGAGAAGGAAGATTTATGATTTGACCAAATTCAATAAGAGTCTGGCTGATCAGGTAAACATAGAAGACCTTCTTTTTGAATCAAACGGAGGAGGTGGCGAAACCGGTACAGGTTCCGGAAAGACCGACTACGCCTCCCAGCTTGCCGATGCACGTATTCGTGCGCAGCAGACCACGGAGAAACTCCGCATCCAGATCATGCAGGAAGGTATTGCCAAGCGTATGGCACTGGCAAAGCAGGAATATGATGACAGTATTGCCGACATCAACAAGCAGGAACGGGATACACTGGCAAAGATGGATCAGGCACGCAAGCAGGGTGACAACATTCCGCAGAGCCAATATGATGCCGTAAAGGAATCGGCTAAAAACAACCGTGTGCTGGCAGAACAGGTGTATAATGAACAGATCTATCAGATTGAGCAGGAATACCGCGACAAGGCTACACAGAGCCTTATCGACTACAATAAACAATACGGTACGTATCAGGAGAAGCGTCTGGCCATCGCGATGGATTACGCGCGGAAGATTGCCGCTGAGGAAACAGAAGGTGAAGCTGACGTATTGACTCGTGAACGTGACGACAAGCTGGCCAGCCTGGACTTCGAGGAAATGAAGAAAGGGATGGACTGGGATAAGATCTTCGGTGACCTGGACCGTGTGTCGACCGATACGCTGGAAAGCCTTCGCAAGAAGCTGAAGGAATACCTGGAAGGAATCGGTGATGACATCAGTCCGGAATCCTTCAAGGAGGTAATGGATGCTTTCAAGGAGATAGACTCCGAGCTGGCCGACCGTTCCCCGTTCGAGGCAATGAAGAAGGGATACGAGGACTACAAGTCCGCCATGGAAGAGGTACGTACTGCTCAGAACCTGCTGCAACAGGCTCAGATGGGTGGAAGTGTCATCGTGGAAGAATATGACGAAACAACTGGAACCCTTACCCGCAAGCTGGTCACACAGGCCGAAGCGGAGGAAAGACTTCGTGCTGCTCAGGATAAACGATACAGTGCCCAGAAGAATCTGACAGAAGCGGCCAATTCTATCGGACAGAAAGGAATGGCAATCGTCAATGCCGGAAACGACATAGTGGATATGTTAGGAAACTTTGGCGTAAAAGTTCCGGAAGCAGTCAGTGAAACATTGAACGGATTGGGACAGGTAATGAGTGGACTGGAAAGCATTGACCTTACAAATCCATTCTCAGCCATATCCGGTGTAACTAAGGTTCTGACTGGAGTAGGCAATACAATCGCCGGACTGTTTGGCTTCGGCGGTGCAGATTATTCCGGATATGAAAATCTGAAATCAAAGTATGAAGGGCTGATTGATATATGGGATGATCTTATTTCAAAGAAGCAGGAATACATCGACATCAACTACGGAGCAGAAGCGCAGAAGGCAGCAGAGGAAGCAAAAAACCTGGTAAACGTGCAGATTGAACGGCAGAGGCAGCTGGCCAATATGCTGGCGGGTAGCGGTGCAAGTATCGGATCCCACTCCCTGGGATATCGGGTGAATGACCGGATGTCGTCACAGGACTGGCAGCGATTGTCCGGACTGGTCGGAGAGCAGGTCGGAAGTCTGGGTGATGTACTGGGGCTGGATGCAGGTATTATCGGGAATGTGCTTCAGGACGAGAAGTTTGTTTCCGTACTGACGGATGTAAATTCTGAATTCATCGATTACATACAAAATATCGGTTCTTACGCGGATCAACTGGAAGAAATAGCCTCAAAGGAACAGGAAGCCATTACCGGAATCGGATTTGATGCGTTTAAGGATGGATACTTTGACCTTATATCTGATCTGGAATCTACCAACGAAGACCTGGCAGACAATCTGGAAAAGAATCTCCAGAATGCCTTCTTCCGCTCACTTATTGCGAATAAATACAACAGCCAGATTAAAGCCTTATACGACAACTGGGTAAAATTAGGCGAAGACGGACTGACCAGAGATGAAGTGGATAGTCTGAGGGAACAGAATCAGGCAATGGTGGATCAGATGATAAAAGACCGGGAAGAGCTGATGAATACTTTCGGATGGTCTGCATCCGGATCGGGAAGCAGCCAGTCGCCTGGCAGTGGTGCACTTACAACAATGAGCCAGGAAAGCATATCCACCTTCGAGGGCATAGGGCGTAACATGCAGACACATCTGGCGAATACGGACAAGTTTGTGCAGGAAATCCGAAACACACAGAAGCAGGACAGCCAGACGCTGGCCACCATAGCCGGACACACGGCACACCTGGTGGAGATACACGAGATATTGAGTGATATGAAAATGAACGGAATACAGCTTAAATAATTATCAATTGTCAATTATTAATTATCAATTGAAAGAAATGGACCTTACAGGATACCTTACAATAAACGGAACAGACGTATGGACGGAATACGGTGCCTTTCTGGGTGAGACTGAAGAAGGTGGACACGTGAACATGGATGCCTTGCTTCGCATGCCCAAGGCAAAGGATATTACTACCGTAGACTTCCGGGAACGGAACGGGGTAGAGCTTCCTCAGAACCCAAACGTGAAGCTGGGCAGCATCGAACGTACCTTGCAGTTCTGGCTTCGTGGAAGCTCCGTAGCCGACCGCCTGGACAAATACCAGCGCATGATGACGCTGATTACGTCCGGAATGCTTACGATAAATGTAAAGAATTACCGGACTTACAATATGGTGTATCAGGACATGCCGGCAGAACCGGACTGGTACGAAAGCTACGAAAGAGACCGGTTTTATGTGCTGTTTTCCGTCAAGTTTCTGGAACCGCAGCCATCCGTTTAGGAATTAATTAAACACAGATTAAATGACGATAAAATGGAACTGAAAATATACGATAAAGCCAACAACCTTCGACTGACAGCCAGTCCGAACTCTTCTTCTACCGTCACAGAGGAGATAGGAGGAGAGTGCAGTGTATCTGCATCCTTCACCCATACCGCATACGTTCCGCTGGATGTGGATGACTATATCGACCTGGAAGGCGTACGATACAAAGTGAAGTCCCGTTATCGTCCGAAACAGAAGAACACGCAGACTTACGAATACAGTGTAAAGTTCTATGCTCCGCTACACGATGCCGAAGATACGCTGATGCTGTTCCAGGAAGGAGGAACAACTTCTGAATTTTCTTATGACGGTGGTCCGCGGGAGCATCTGCAGTTATGGATTGACAACATGAACCGGCGCGCCGGTGGTAACTTGTGGAGCATCGGAACGGTGATTACAGCCGATAACAAGACGATTGATTACCGCAATGTGAAATGCTGGGATGCGGCTTTCGGAAGCAACGGAATCGCCGCTACATTCGAAACGGAAATGTGGGCGGACGGTTATGTGATTAACCTCTGCAAGGCTGAACGCGGAGAAATGGTAGAATTGGGATATCTCCATGGCCTTACTAATCTGGCACAGGAAGACAACGGAGAAGTGAAATTCTTTACGCGGCTGTTCCCGCTTGGTTCTACGAGAAACATAGATGCAACCAAGTACGGATATTCCCGTTTGCAACTTCCTGACCGCTCTCTATATGTAGATAAAAACGTAGACCTGTATGGAGTGAAGGAAGAAACGGAAGAAGCTGCATTCTCTGAGATATACCCTCAGTATGTGGGTACAGTATCTTCTGTACGCACCGAAGAAAAGACCAGTGAGGAAGGACGGAAGTACACCGTATATTACTTTAAAGACAACGGGATGACCTGGAATCCGAATGACTACAAGATTCCGGATCTGGATTACATGCTAGAGTTCCAGACTGGGGAACTGGCGGGGCGCGGAACTGACGGTTCTTTCCAGGCAGCATGGCATGAGGATACTAAAGAATGGGAAATCATCAATGTTTATCCGGATGAAACAACACAGATCCCAGGTGGTGTAATAGTCCCGAATCCAGGTGATCAGTACATTCCCTGGAACTTCGCCATGCCGCAGGAATACATCACTGCGGCAGAACAGGAATACAAGCAAGCTGTGAATGACTTTCTGAATACTTACAGCTTTGACCCAAACAAATATAACGGAACCACCGACCGGAATTATATCGAGAAGAACGGCACACCACTCCGCATAGGGTGGAATGTGCGTTTACTGTCAGAACAGTATTTCGGCAGCACCGGAGGATACAAGGATACACGTATCATCAAGGTGCAACGCAAGTTGAATGATCTGTGCCAGGCTACGATCACCTGTTCGGATGAGGTTGGTACCGGATGGAAGTCGTCTGTGGATAACCGGCTGAATAATTTGCAGTATGTATTATCTCAAAAGCAAGAGCAGGAAGTTATCGACATTATCAAAACAACGGATAACAAGACCCCGCCAGACTATAATGTATTTTCTGCCCTGAAAGCAATAGGCATGTTTTTGAGGAAAGATGTGGCAGAGCAGGTAAAATATGTAATGACATTTTTGAAAGGTATTGTTGTAAAAGGAACAGCAAAATTCGGTAATTTCATTACAGGTGTTTCTGGTGGTATGATAGACGATGAAGGGAATATGGAAATGGAATCAGGCTATTTTCGTAAACGATTATTTGTTCCGGAAATAGCTTATAATCGCATTACATATTTCAAAGGACGTGCTGTTATATCTCCCGGGGGCGGTTGCAAAGTAAAGTCATATATAAAGAATGATGATGGAAGTTTTACGGTTATACCAGACTTGACAGAAGCGGACGGACTGAGCCAGTTTGTTGATGACATTCTGTCTGCTTTCTTTACAACAAAAAATGAAGAAGGAAAACTTACTGGTTTTGCGCAAATGCAGTTTCGCGTGACAGAAGCCGACTATGATGCAAAAACATTCAAAATAGTAAATCGGCCCGGGAACAACTACGAACCGGGTGAGGAAATGATACTGGCACAGACAGGTAACTTTACTAATCCTGAACGTCAGACATATATTCTGTTTGATACCCTGAACGGAAACAATTGTATTACTTTCTTTGATAACGCCAATACCTGGGATCCGGAACCGGCACAGATGAAAAGCTGGCTGGGGAAAAAGAAAGGAATGAAAGTACAGGGGTTTGACTGTGACAACTATTCGGCTGTACTACAAAATATCCTGATGACCGGTCTTATATTCCAGACGGATACCATTACCGGCCAGCCGATTCGGGTTCCTCTTGACAAGGGGGCATGGGAGGCTGGGCCACATGCTTATTTTGATAGAGTATCCCATAATGGTTCATTATGGCTATGCATCAACCCGGAAGGTACAGAGTCAGAACCTGCTGATAATAATCCGGATTGGCTGAAGCAGGTTGCAGAAGGTCAGCGTGGTCTTCAAGGGCTTCAGGGTGAAAAGGGCGAGCAGGGTATCCCGGGGCCAAAAGGTGAAACCGGGGCTACAGGAGCAGCTGGTAAAACCTCTTATTTCCATATTAAATATTCTAATGACGGGGGTAAGACCTTTACTGGTAATAATGGCGAGGATGTAGGAGACTGGATGGGTACATATGTCGATTTTACGCAATCCGACAGTGGCAGTGTTTCTGCATATAAATGGATGAAAACAAAGGGTGCACAGGGTGCAAAAGGTGACCAGGGTATTCCGGGAACAAACGGGACGAATGGCCAGACATCTTATTTGCACATCGCTTATGCCAACTCTGCAGATGGTTCTTCGGGCTTCAGTACCAGCGATTCAACCAATAAACTCTATATCGGCCAATATACAGATTTTACACAGGCAGATAGTAACGATTACAAGAAGTATTCCTGGAGTAGAATCAAGGGTGACAAGGGAGACAAGGGTGATAAAGGAGACACGGGACCTCAGGGCGCCAAAGGGGATAAAGGTGATACGGGGCCTACCGGCTCTCAAGGCATTCCCGGTACATCATCATATTTCCATGTAAAGTATTCGGCAAACTCAAATGGTAATCCGATGAGTGATACTCCGAACACCTATATAGGTACGGCTGTAACACAAAGTTCCACAGCACCTACATCTTACACTTCCTACAAATGGGCAAGATTTCAGGGTGCACAAGGGCCTAAGGGTGATCAGGGTATTCAAGGACCTGCGGGAGCCAATGGTAAAACTTCTTATCTGCACATTAAATATTCCAATGATGGCGGCAAGAGTTTTACAGCCAACAACGGAGAAACTCCCGGTGCTTATATCGGGCAGTATGTAGATTTTACACAGGCTGATAGCAGCAGTGTTTCTTCTTACACATGGACTAAGGTTAAGGGAGATAAAGGTGACAAAGGAGATACCGGATCTGCCGGTGTAGGCGTTAAATCGGTAGATGTTCTGTATTATATGTCCACATCAGCAACTTCATTGTCAGGTGGTAGCTGGCAGACAACTTCCCCGGAATGGGTTAACGGCAAATACATGTGGTCGAAGACAAAAGTCACATATACGGATGAAACGACAAAGGAAACAGCTCCCGTATGTATAACCGGAGCGAAGGGTAATACAGGAGCAACCGGCAATACAGGTGCGGCAGGCAAAGGAGTGAAATCGATTGTTGAAGAATATTATCTGTCTGCTTCTTCGTCCTCGACAACAGGAGGAAGCTGGTCAACAACAGTTCCGGCATGGCAAAATGGGAAATACATGTGGACACGTTCCGTTATCACTTATACGGATAACTCCAAAACCACAACAAACGCAGTATGTGTGAGCGGTTCCAAAGGTGACAAGGGAGATAAGGGGAATACCGGTGCAACAGGTCCGCAGGGGCCTCAAGGTCCCCAAGGTCCTCAAGGTACACCCGGACAGAATGGTACTCCCGGTGCCAGCTTTATCCCATGCGGAGCATGGATTTCAGGCAATGTTCCTTACAAGAAAAACTCAGCGGTAGAATTTGCTGAAAATGCTTTTGTAGCACTGCGTGATACCAGTGCACCACCGTATGCCATTGCTAAATACAATAATGGTAATTATGTCCGTACACCACAGGGATATCTTTTGGCTGGAACTCCATCAACAAACACACTGCATCCCGACTGGCAGCGACTCACTAATATTGAGCCACCGACATTATACTGGTTGGATAGTTCATGCAGTTCAATAGCTTATACATCGACTGGCAGTATGTCTCCGTCAGCTTTTACCGTCAGTTGTAAGAAAAACCGTAACGGAGTTGTTGGTAAGTGTGCTGAACTTTGGTTGGTTGCAAGAAAATATGACGGTTCCTGGCGCTCTCATGCCGGTCCGGTGCAGTCGGCTTCCATATCTGTTCCGGCGGCTTCCGGCTGCACACAGTTTGCAGTCCGTGCTTATTGGTCATCCTCGGAAGCTAATGCCTGGTCAGACAATTATGTGGCAGAAATAGGAATCGGAGTAGCGGAAGCTGGTGCTACCGGGGCTACGGGAGCTTTCCCACGTGATCGTGGCCCATGGCGTTCGGGAGAATCATACGAGTGGAGTGCAGACTATCGTGACAAGGTAATACATCCTTTTAACGGGGTTTATTATAACTTCCTTGTTCGTACTCAAGGCTCGACTGTTACGGATGCACCGACATCAGCTAACGGCGATGATAACTGGGAAGCAATGAACAAGCTGGTGAATATTGCCACCGATACATTGTTTTCTGACGGAGCCAATGTCGCAGGGTTTATGTTTAGTGGAGGTGTGATGAAATCACAACAGTCAACAAATGGAGTTGCAAACATGATCCTGAATGGGAATACCGGGTATTTCCATTGTGTCAATGCCGAGATTACAGGTAAATTTATAGGTAATATATCCGCAGACTCCGGAACTATCGGAGGATTCTCAATCGGTGCAAAGAGTCTGAGTAATCTGGCTGCAGATGTGTCTCTCAGCATTGGTAACTATAACAACAGTTCAACCAAATTATTTTCAGTTAACCGGGGGACAAGTGCAATGCTTCAGGTACGACACGATAGTGGAATCTGTATCAGTGCTGAAACTTACGGTTCATCTGATTCTATTGCGATCAAGGCACTCTGTAATGCATCCGGATATGGGCAGGCTATTCAGGCGTATGGAAATGTCTCGCTTTTGGCTAGAAGTACGGAAAAAACCAGAATTAATGGTGTTGTTGTCAACACACGACGAATAACATCATCTGCAACCATCAATGCGAACGATGACTTTCTCATTTTTGGTAACTCTGGGAATATCACAGTCACCATGCCGAGTACATCTGCTTCACCTGCTGGGAAAATTCTCTACATGAAGAGAGTTTCAGGCAGTGGTGCTATAACCTTATCCGGTTCATTCCGCAATCCCAATAATTCCGGAGGTGCAAGCTCTCTGGTAATAAATGATGATGTATCCAGATTTTTTGTACGGGATGATCAGGGATATTGGGTTCAATATACCTGTGGTTAATCATAATTTTTAATATCGTAATATGAAGAAAGTAAACTTTAAAAAAATGCGATTCTGGTCTGGTATCGACCATACTCAAAAGCTGGAACAGGATGTTCGGCTTGACTTAGCCAATCTGATATATCGGTATGGTGATATACGAGGGATGGATTTAGCCCTTCGTATTTACCATTCTGATGGAGATATAGAACTTTCAGATGATGAGTTCACATATTTACAGAATTTTGTATCTGAACATTGCTCTCCTCAGATGGTAGAAGCTATGCAGGAATTATAAAATATCATTTAATAACCATTTAAAAAAAATACAATTATGGCAGATCAATTCGAAAACCAGTTACCACAGCAAAGTGACGCAAAATGGGTACGTGCATTAGATGCTTCCGGCAACCCAATTTTAATCTCAAAAGAAGACCTCGCATCAGTTGTGGGAGGACT